AGCGGGAATATCTGACAGACAAATAATTAAACTCGCAGGTAATTCTATTGCAGTGCCAGTTTTAGAAGCGATATTTAAGAAATTACTAGATTTGGAGGAGCAAGCATGAGATTTAAAGAAGGCGATAAAGCAGAGTTCGTTTATGGAGGAAAATTGACAAAAGGTGTTGTAACTGAAATAAAAGCAAGTCCTTTCGGTATATCCTATCTAATGACATTTGACGAAAATAATAAAACCATTTGGGCCGCAGAATACTTATTGCTTTCTCCGGCTCAAGTTTTAAAAGTTCCGCAATTTGTAGTTGATTGGTATGAACAGCATAGGCACAAGTTAGAGTACAGCATTTGGGGATATATCTACGATTGGGATGATCAAGACTGTGAAAGTGATTTTTATGATTTTATGAAGAATGACAATCTAAAGCCTGTTGAAACGCTTATCAAAATGAAAGACGGCTATGAAGTCGAGAAAGAACCGCTTTATTATGTACACTTTATTGAAGGAATAGGGGGATATCTAAATATGCGATATGACGGACACCAGCGTTCAAATGGTAAGGATCAAAATTATGAATATAAAACACAATTTACAGAAGCAGAAATAAAAGCGATGGATAAAGGTGAAGCATACTGGTTACTTAGGGAACCTGTTGAGGAAGTGCAGGGTGAAGCATGAGAGAGATTGAGTTTAGAGGTAAACGAATAGACAACAGAGAATGGATTTACGGTAATTTAATGCAGTTTGAGGATAGCGCTACTTTCATTTTTGCAGATGAACGAAAAGGCGCTAGCACATTAACTTATGCACATTTTATTATTAATAACATGCACGCGATAGACGAAAAAACAATCGGGCAATACGCAGGCTTAAAAGACAAAAACGGCAAGAAGATTTTTGAAAGGGACTTATGCTGGGATGAACACAATGAGCGCTACGGCGTTGTTAAATTTGAAGAAGGTAAGTTCTTGTATGTATGGGAAAACATCGCAGAGGACTTGTGGGAAGTTGCTGATAGTATTGAGATTTACGGTAATATACACGAAAATCCGAAATTGTCGGAGGTGGCGGAATGAGCGATAAAAAAGTAAGATTCTACGTTTCTACTGGTATGCACGGATCACTTGAAACAGAAACATTTCTTTTGAAAGCGGACTTGAATATTGAGTTCGATATATTAACAACTGAACAATTAGAAAAAGAGATTACAGTGGCTTACGACGACTGGCTAGGCAGTAATATTGACTCTGGTTGGCTGATTGAGAAAGAGGTGGCGGAATGAGTATTTTAGCATCTATAGGGATATTAGCTGTAGCAAGTCTCTTTACTTTAATCTTAATCTTTATTTTTGATAGGTGTAAAAATAAAAGAGTTTTGAGGGATTTGCGAATCGGAGATGAGATAAGAGAAAAGGGATCTTTCACACTATTGCAGGGAATTGTTGTTCATATTGACAGCGCGAGAAAAGAGGTAGTTTTATTATGTTTAGACGGAAGACGCTTATTTAGAACTGTAAAACCTGGAAATTTTATTAAAACAGGTCTTCGCTTCACTGTGACCGAATTAAACGAATATCGTCCTGACTACAGTAATAAACTATATAAAGAAGCAGACGAATTGTTAAACAGTTACACAGCTTTTAATGGCAAATACAACAACTAAAGAGAGGAGCTGAAAAGAAGATGACTAAAACACACGAATTAAAAATAGCACCCGAATATTTTGCAGCTGTTACGGAAGGACGTAAAACGTTCGAAATTAGAAAGAATGGCCGTGACTTCCAGGTAGGAGATATTTTGATTTTACGCGAATGGGATGACATGGATACAGGTCTTTACACCGTTGTTGAAGTAGTTTACATGACAGATTATGAACAAAAAGATGGATTTGTTGTCTTAGGGATTGTTTTGAAGGAGGAGGAAGAAGAATAATGAACAGTGTTATACATTTATTCAGCTTCAATGATTATGTGGGTTATATGATGTACATGCACAAAAAGGGGTACAGGTGGTCCGATGGGACCCCTTTAGCCCCTGCTAGTTATGAAGAGTGGGACGTTAAAGGTCGGGGAACGTACGTGTTGGAGAATTACAAATCAAAAACAATCAGTCGTGTGTCTATCGGGTATGTTACACAGACGCCACTTCCTAATATCATCCCTTATTTTGAGAAAACGAACTATGTAGGATATCCCGAACCAATCAAACGCGACCTAAACGCGGAAATGCTGACCGAAAAAGAAAGTCGGGTAATCAAGAAAGAAGCCTTTGACGCATTAGTCAAGCCTCAACATAGAATGAAGGACGAAATCAGCCAACCATCACATTATACATCTGGGGGAATTGAACCCATCAAATTTATTCAGAGTCACAACATGAATTTTGAAAAGGGTAACGTCATCAAATACGTAACCCGAGCAGGTAAAAAGGAAGGTCAGAATGAGGTTAAGGACTTGAAGAAAGCTAGACAGTATCTTGACTTCTTAATTGGGAAATTGGAGGAGAGTAAATAATGATGAATCGTGTAGTACTTGTAGGTCGATTAACTAAAGACCCTGATTTACGATATACGCCAGCAGGCGCGGCTGTTGCGACTTTTACATTAGCTGTAAATCGCCCATTTAAAAATGCACAAGGAGAACAAGAAGCCGATTTCATTAATTGTGTTGTTTGGCGAAAACCAGCAGAAAACGTTGCTAATTTCTTGAAGAAAGGAAGCATGGCGGGCGTGATGGTCGAATACAGACTCGAAATTATGAGGACAACGACGGTAAACGCGTTTTTGTTACGGAAGTAGTTGCTGAATCAGTTCAATTCTTAGAGCCTAAAAACAACCCAGGGAGAGCTACAACGAATGATTATCAAAGCAAAGCTAATTATTCAAACAACACTCAAACAAGCTCATATGAATCGGGTGCGAGCCAGAAAGGCGGTGCGTTTGTTAGTGATAGCAAGCCAATCGATATTTCAGATGATGATTTGCCGTTTTAAGTGAAAATGGATGAATACGTAAAAATTAAATTAGATACTTATAACAAAATAACATGGGAGTGACAAAAATGTGGGATTTGTATGTAAGAAAAGAAACCTCGTTTTGCTATAAAAATTCATATAAAACAAAAAAAGAGGCAGAACAAGAGGCAGAAAAACTATTTGCGGATGGCGCTTGTAATCATTGTTATATTACAAATTTCAAAGCAAAAGAGCACGCTTATATTTCTAAAAATGACAACTAAATATAGTGAAAGAAAAGCTATATCGTCGTTGATATAGCTTTTTTGTTAGGAGGGCGCACGTTGGGATTAGATGATTTAATTTTCGAGTATAAGGTTTCCTTGCAGCATGCAAATAGAAAAAAGGCAGAATGCGAGAATATAGCAGATAAAAAGATTTGGGGAGAAATAACAACCAGTTTAGAAAATAGCATAGCTATATGCAAACGGGTGTTTCGCCTTGGGATTTCAAGTTGGGTGAAAAAGCAAATACACAAAGTAGAACAATCTATGCTGATTCATATTTATTAGATTATCTTAATTATAAAAATCCGCAGACGTGTGCCGAAAAGGAGCTGGGGGAATTTGAAACGAAAATGATAAGCAGTTTGTTGCGCAAACTCACGAAACAAGAAAAAGAATGTTATTTGTTAAATAAGCAATGCATGTGTAGCTACAGTGATATTGCAGAGTATTTAAACATTACAATTAAAAGCGTAGAAAATTCAATTAGAAGAGCGAAGCATAAAATTGATGTGCAAAAAGAAAAAAGTTTATTAGTTAATGTGTATTTGAACGGCGAAAACGAGGTGCATAAATGAATACAGTAGAACCGATTCGAGACCGCGACACGATCACGGAAATAAAACGATACTTGATTGTAAAGAGCAGTAGAGATTACATTTTATTCTTCTTAGGCATAAATGTCGGATTGAGAATAGGCGACCTTTTAAAGCTAAAAGTAAAAGATGTTCGTGGTGGCCATATATCTATGCGAGAACAAAAAACGAATAAAAATAAAAAAATACTTATTCCACGCGATGTAAAAAAAGCACTGGAATTGTACACATTAGATTTAGAGGACGAAGACTTTTTATTCCAAAGTCGCAAAGGTGTAAATAAGCCTATCACACGCGAAACCGCATATCGGGTTTTGAAAGAGCTAGAGCCGATATTCAAGCTTGATCGCGTAGGAACGCATACGCTGCGAAAAACCTTCGGATATCACTTTTATAAACAATTTAATGACGTTGTCGCTTTGCAAAAAATATTCAATCACAAGGACCAAAAAGAAACACTGCTTTATATCGGTATACAGCAGGACGAACTAGATAAAAAAATGGCTAAATTTAATTTGTAGGAAAAGGAGCGCTAAAGTAATATTTTTTAAATGAATACACATTCAAACCGACAACATGACATTCGAAATTAAGAACGCTGAAAAAAGTTGTGACTCAAAGGGTTACGAAGATATTTTAAAACACACACAATATAAGATATGTGACATTCGAGCCGTTTTTTTAGAGGGCAATGCGCACTATATATGAGAGGGTGGTTAACGACCCTTTGACTTGAAGAAGTAAAGTACCTCCTGCTTTACTTCTTTTTTTAAATTAGGAGGAAAATAAGGAGGAGGAAACGAAATGAATTTAGAACCAACGAAATACGAATCGTTAGAAGCCGAAGCAATAAAGATGATGCTATCTCAAAACAAATTAAACGAAGAAGGACTTGCACTTCGTTTATATCTGATTACCGTGATAGAAACATTTAAAGCAATGAATAAGAAAATCAAAACAAATTATAATACCCACATGATTAGGAACCTGGAACAATTAGCTAGTGATTATGACAAGGCACTAAGCGCTCATGGGCTTATCAGTGACAAACAATTTACAGCAATGAAGAAAGCACAGTTGGATGTTGTGAATAAAACTTTATATCCAGCGCAAACGAAAAAGAAAAAATGAACGGATCTAAAAAAAGAATAATCGAAAACGGAAAATCGAAATTGGTCCCGGTCGGATATGTTACTAATCAGAGAAAAGCTTTTGAAAAAGAACGAGCGAGAACAGAGAGTGAACGAACAAAATTTTACAAAAGCAGAATGTGGCAAAAATGCAGATACCACCAGCTACTTAAAGAGCCGCTTTGTGAAAGGTGCTTAGCGAACGGCATCATCACACAAGCAGTTATCGTTCATCATATTATAGACACGTATACGTCTACAGGCTGGGATAAAAGATTGGATCCGGAAAATTTGGAAAGCATTTGTTTTTCTTGTCACAATAAAGAAACTTTTCAAAAGAAGGACCCCCCACCTAACTAACCCGGCCTACTATTAAAAGTTTGCAGAACGTTGGGCTGTTAAACGTGACCAAAGTTCCCTTTTTGAAATGTTTTGGAGGAGGTGATTTTTCAAATTGGCAGGAAGAAAGAAAAAACTAACAGCAGTTAACAAAAAACACTTGACAAAAGAAGAAAAAGAAGAGCGTGAAAACGTTGAATATAAAGCAACAGACGGATTTGGAGAATTGCAAGAAACACCACCGAAATATTTCAATAACTTAGCAAGAAATGAATATCGTCGTGTTGTAAAAGAAATAAAAAAGCTTCCGATTCGGGGATTAGATAGAGGGGTTTTGGAACAATATTGTGTTTGGTATTCAGTTTGGCGTGAAGCTTATGATAAGTATAAAAAAAATGGAATTTATATGACGCGCTCTTATTTAAACAAAAACCAGGAAGTTAAATACTATACGGATTATTCCAGAAAAAATCCGGCGGTTGGTATGATGGCGGACGCATCGGCGAAAATTATCCAAAGCGCTTCAAGCCTAGGTTTAACGGTAGATTCCAGAATGAAAATTGTTACGCCGGAGGAGAAACAAGAATCTTCTATCTTTGATATGTTCGCAGATGATGACGAAGAAGATGAAGACGATGACTAATTTTAGTGAAATTGAAGATAAGTACAAAGATGATGCGTATTTATATTGTCGATTGATTTTAGATAAAAAAATACTCGCATCTAATGCAGTAATTGCGGCATGTGAAAGGCATTTAAACGATTTATTGGAAATAAAAGAGCAATCGTTTAAATATTCCTACCGTCCCAAAAGAGCCCAAAATGCAATCAAGTTCATGGAAGTTCTTCCGGATCCAAAAACTGGCAAAACTTTTCCTTTAGCGATGTTTCAAAAATTTATTGTTGGAAATATCCACGGCTGGTATAAAAAAGGTAAGAAAAATGTGCGACGGTTTAAAACCGCACTGGTCATGATGGCCCGAAAAAACGGAAAATCTATTTTAATCGCAGGCTTAATGTTATATGAATTCTTGTTCTTTAAGAATCCGCAAATGAGCCGACAAATGTTTTGTGCCGGAAATGATAAAAAACAAGCTTCCCTTGTTTTTAAAATGGTTGCGAAGTTCTTACGAGCTTTGAGTTTGCAGGACAAACAAGTGAGAAAAGCGACAAAAAAAGTGCGCGAAGAAATACGGAACTTAATAGACGACTCGTTCATTATTCCGCTCTCAAGGGACACGAGTAGTTTGGACGGGTTCGAACCGCAGTTTACTTCAATGGATGAAGCGCACGAATATACAGACGATGAAATTTTTGAATTGATCGAATCCGGACAAGGTCAACTAGAATCGCCATTGACTTTCATTATCTCTACTGCAGGTTTTAAATTGAACGGATGGTTATATACAACGATGTACCCTTACGCTAAAAGTATTTTGGCCGGGAACGTGATTGATGACGAAATGTTTGTTTTTATTGCAGAACAAGATTTTGCAGACGAATGGCAAGACGAAACGACCTGGATAAAATCAAATCCGATTTTAGAAATTAAGGCAAAATACGAAGACAACATGGAGTATTTGCGCAAACGGATTAAAACAGGAATAGAACAAAATAAAATTTTTCGCCGTTTAGTTAAAAATTTTAATTACTGGATGCAAGCTAGCGAAGAATCTTACATGGACTCCAAGGACTGGAAAGCAGCAGGGACCAGCGATGCAGATATTTACGGCAAAGACGTATATATTGGTGTTGATTTGTCAAAAGGCGGAGATATTTCGGCGCTTGGTTTTGTTTTCCCGTTTGAAGATAAAAAATTTCATGTGGATGCGCACTCGTTTATTGGCACGCGCGGCGGATTAGATTTAAAAATAGATCGTGATAAGATTGATTACCGCCTGATGGTTAAAAAAGGTGTTGCGACTCTAACAGATTTAGAGTCTGGAATCATTAACTATGCGCAAATGATTGATTATATTGAACGTTACGTACAAGCATACAACTTAAACGTTCGCGCAATTTGTTACGATTCTTATAATATATCTCTTTTTCTCGCAGAACTAGAAAAAAGAGGTTTGGATTACGAATTAATCGAAGTTCGACAAGGCGTTAAAACATTATCAGACCCTACAAAAGAATTTAAGCTCGGGGTTATTGATAAGCGCATTACACACAGCAATAATGCTTTGCTTGATGTTGCAGTAAATAACGCTATCTTAAAATATACAAATGATGCTTGTCAGATTAACAAAGAACGAAATCGCGAAAAAATAGATCCAATCGTTGCTGTTGTGGATGGATTTACGGAAGCTATGTACTACGAGCCGGACAGTAAAGAACTTTATTTCGATGTATGGGGGTGAGGTAACTTGGTTAAAAAATTAAATAGAATTTTGCTAGCTTTTTTGGTTTGGATTGCTGATAACAGTCACTCGCTACTATTGCTTGCTGGAATGTCGCTACTAGTGTATGCGGCGTTTTTATTTACATTCAAAACTGGAATAATTAGCGCTGGCATTATGTTGATAGTTATAAGCTTGCTTAGCGCCCCAAAAAAGGGGGGTGATTAAAAATGTTTTTTAAAAAAAGAAGTGAAGTTCGAGAAAAAACGGAAGTGGATACAGATACGCTAAACGTGCTTTTGTCAGAGGCTTACGGAGGAAACGTTTCGTGGTCAGGTGTTGGAGCTTTGCGTAATAGCGATATTTACACTGCAGTTAAAACAATTTCGTCGGATGTTGCAAGTTCTCCTTTTGAAATCGTTGTGAATGGAATAAAAGAAAAAGATAGTAATTTAAACTATTTGCTTAACAAACGACCTAACCAACAAATGAATCCGTGGCATTTTAAATTTGTCATTACAGCAAATATGCTATTAAACGGTAAATCTTTTGTAGAAATAAAACGTGCGAAATACGGAGTCCCAGCAGAGTTGCTTTTTCACCGAAATAGCACCGTTACTTTTACACAAAAAAAAGATGCTATCGTTTACACAATTGTTCAAAGTAATGGGAAAACGAAAACAATTCCGGCGAAAAATATGCTGCATTTCCGGACTTTTACGCTCGATGGCTTTAACGCATATAGTCCACTTCACACATTAGCAAAAGAAATATCTATTCAAGAAGGTTCCAAAAGTGCGTTGGACGCATTTTTCAAACGTGGCGCAATGGTTGGTGGAATTGTGAAGTTAGATAAAGCATTAAAAAGCACAGAAGAATTAACAGACAAGCGAAAAGAATTTTCGGAGCCTACGGCGGAGCGATGAAAGCGGGCGGGGTACTAGCTTTAGATAGCACGATGGACTTCAAACAACTAGAAATACCTACCGAAATCCTTAAATTCCTTAACGGATATACATTCTCTACTGCCCAAGTAGCGAAAAGCTTCGGCCTTCCTTTAGAAAAACTAGGTATTGAAACAACAAATACGTCGCAATCACAAGCGAATGCAGACTACTTAAAATCAACGCTTTATCCTATTTTTTCGTGTTTCAGCACAGAAATTGAATTCAAAATGATTGACTATCCTTTTAATCAATTTACTGAAGTTAGTTTTAACGTGGACCGGCTCCTTGAAATGGATCCGGAAACAAAAGCGAAAGTGGTTAAAGAATTGGTGCAAGGAACTCTCTTAACGCCGAATGAGGGACGCGCGAGATTCGGAGCGCCTCCGGTCGAAGGAGGCAATGAGTTACTTGCTAGTTTAAATTATACGGAGCTAAGTGGATTAAAAGAATATCAGAAAAACAGAAGCGAGAGAGGTTATAAAACCCGTTCTGCAGGCGAAGGGGGTGAGGATGAATGAATGAAATGGAAACGCGATCGCTCGAAAGCGTAGAGAGTAAAGAAGAGAATTCTATCGCTGGCTATGCACTTAAATATAACTCATTAAGTGAAGACTTAGGCGGCTATAAAGAAATCATTTCCCCGAACGCGCTAAACGGTGTGGATTTATCAGATGTTAGAGCGTTAATTAATCACGACCGGAATCAATGTATCGGTCGAACAAAAGCCGGAACATTAATGCTAAAAAACGATTCTACTGGTCTTGGATTTGTGTGTACATTGCCTGGAACCTCTTTTGCGCGCGATTTAAAAGAAAACATCAAAGCGGGCAATATAAGTCAATGTAGTTTTAAATTTAGAACGACAGAAAACGGTGTTTCTTGGAAACGAAGTAAAGACGGTGACTACATTCGAACTATTGAACAATTTTCAGAAATTGAAGAAATATCAATCGTTACTATCCCGGCATATGAAGACACAAACGTCGCAGTAGCTACAAGAGAATTAGCTAATGAAAAAGATTATCAAAATCGTTTAGCAATTGTTAAGTTACAACTTGATTTAGACGAATTAACCATTTAAAAAATACTTGTCCAAAAGGCAAGTGTTTTTTGTTGGAATAAACGAAAGAAAAGGAGAATGAAAATGTTTAAAGATAAAATTGAAAAATTGGAAAAAGAGCTACAAACCACAAGAGAAAGTTTTAACACAAAAATTACAGAAGCGCGCGAGAAGGCGGAGTCTGGAGATGTTGATGCGGCCGAAAAATTAAAAAAAGAAATTGACACTTTGAAAGAAACGTTAAAAGCTAAACAAAAAGAATTAGATACATTGCTTGGTCTTAGTGAACTAGAAACAATTCCGGATCCGTTGGAAAAACGTGAAGGTGAAGAAGATAACGGAGAGCGATCAAAGGGCAATCACAATATTTTAGATAATACAAATAAAGTCGATGCATTCGAAAGATACATCCGAAGTAAAGGGGCTGAAACAAGAGATTTAACAACAACTAACACCGGCGTTATTGTTCCGGTCGATATTACAAACTCAGTTAAAGAATTAAAACAACAAGAATTAGATTTATCAAAATACGCGACAGTTGAAAATGTAAATACGAAGACAGGAAAGTTCCCAATCGCAAAACGAATTTCAGCTACATTAGCTACTAAAGAGGAATTAGCAGAAATCGCTAAGATTGATGAACCGATGTTCATCGAGGTGGAATGGGACGTTCAAACTCGAAGCGGACAAATCGTTCTTTCCGAAGAACTTATCGAAGACTCCGCTATTGACGTGAAAGCATATATCAAAAAACAACTAGCTCGCATGGTTTTAAACACAAAAAATTACAACATCATCAAAGTGCTTTCTTCGATGACAACTGTTGCGGGGACAGGAGCAGATGATATTAAAAAAGCTATAAACGTGACTTTGGATCCAGCGCTAAATAAAATGTTCATCGTGAATCAAGACGCTTTTAACTGGTTAGACACATTGAAAGACTCGGAAGGGCGTTATTTATTACAGCCTGATCTGACCGCGCCTAGTGGTAAATCATTATTTTCATCACCCGTCGAAGTCGTTTCTAACAGTCTATTAGCTTCTAAAGGAACGCAGGCAAATCCAAAATATCCTATTATCGTTGGAGATATTGAGGAATCTGTAGCTGTATTTAATCGTTCGGAAATTACAGTTGAATGGGAAAAGTTCGACCGATATAGTCAAGGATTAGCCGTTAATGTTCGTAACGACTTCAAAAAAATTGATCCGGACGCTGCGTGCTATCTTGAAATTACTCCACCAACCGCAGGTTAATTGAAAAGAGAGCTTAACGGCTCTCTTTTTTAGAAAGAAGGTGAGTGTTTGACAAACGAACACAAGACAAGAATAGACCTAGCAACTGCGAAAGAACACTTGAAGTTAGAACATGACGAAGACGATAGCATCATTCAAAATATTTACTTGCCTGCCGCGGAACAAGAGATTGTTGGCGCAGTGACACTTGAGTATGAATCGCCTTTTTTTGATGATAACGCTGTATTTAAAATAGCGACATTGTTGCTACTAAGCTCGAACTACGAAAATCGAAAAGCTACCTCGTTACAAAAACAAAACGAAGTGCCGTTCGCTTTAATTTCTTACATTCAACGCCTGCGAGGTGATTATAAAAAATGGACTTTGAAGAACTCACAGATAGAATAACATTCAGACAAAAAAAGAATAAAAAGAATAACTACGGAGAATCAGAAGAAGTTAAAGAAGCAGTTGGGTCTTGCTGGGCCGGAGTTAGAAGAGCAACTATAAAAGAATTTTCGGACACCGAAGGCCGGGCGAATACAATAACATTTATCATCCGAAAAAAACAGCGATTTAACATCGATTCAACGCAAGTAATTTTTTATGAAGGTAATGACTTCGAAATCATTGAAATGCCTCCAACCGCGCAAGCAGACGATTTTAAACTGATTAAAGCGAGGTGGGTGGAATGGTAAAAGGCTTGGAAGAAATGCAAGCAAATATTCAAAAAATGATTCTTGAAAATAAACAAGAAGCGAAAAAAGCCGTTAATCAAGTGGCTGAAGAAACAAAAGAACTTTTGCAAAGCAACATTCCTGTCAGCGCAGAAGCAGGCAAACATTTAAAAGATGATGTTGCTTTGTCCGGATTTAAAATGATCTCTGGTGGAAGCGTTGAAAAAGATATTCTTTACAAAAAAGAAGGCTGGCGCGCACGTTTTCCAAACAATGGAACAGCCAAGCAATCAGCGCAGAATTTTGAAGAAAAAACGTTGAACGTGATGTCAAGAAAAGCATTACGCATTTATGCCGAAGCATTGAGGAAGGGGCTGTAATTATGCTGCCAGTTAAGCGAGCATATGACGCTCTTGTTCTAAACGAAGCATTAAATGAATCAATCAACAACATTCGCGGAAAATTTTGGAAGAGCAAACAATTTACATGCTCGCTCTTCCGGAGACTTTTCAAAATAAAAAGAATGCACCTGTTATTCGAATTGAGTCTGTAAACAATTACAGCTCTTTTTATTTTGATGACAAAGCGAATGCGGAATCTGCAGAGATACAAATATCAACAATGACGAACAGCATACAACATCTTGAAATTTTAATTCCGTTGATCGATGAAGCGATGCGTTTAAACGGATTTGAGCAGTACGCTGACGACACTTACATCGAACCGGATTTTAAATTTAATTATAACGCACGACAGTATAAAGGTGTTTTCAAAAAATAATAATGAGAGAAGGAAAAAAAATGGTAAAAATTGGTTTAGATAAAGCGCAATACGCTAAATTAGACGAAAAGGATAAAGCGAGCGAGGTTAAATCGTTGCCAGGGCTAACGACTGCAAAATTAGAGTTGGAAATGGAAAACGAAAATTTTTATGCAGATGACACCATTTTCGCAATTCTTGAATCGGGAATCACAAAGCTTGGACTAGAATACGGTTTAGCTGATATTTCTTCCGATGCGAAAAAAGATCTTCTTGGTATTGTAGTAGAAAAAGGCATGGAATTATTCAAGAAAGACATTTCTGCGCCTTATATCGCGACTTCTTTCCGTTCTCGTTTAGATTCTGGGAAATATGTATGGTTTGGCTTAGTGAAGGGGAAATTTGCGCCGTCCGGATTGGATTTAACAACGAAAGAAGATAAAGCAACGGCGCAAACAGAAACGATTTCTGCTTCTTTTGTAGCTCGTGAGGCGGATGGTAACATGTTGGTTATTGCAAGAGAAGATAATAAAGATTTTGTGTTAGGCGATTTTTATAAAATGGTGTATGGAATTGATCCGACCGAAGCGGTTACCCCTCCGGAGAACGGAGAATAAATTAAATATTAGAGAAAAGAAGTTTTTTGGCCAAGGCTGAAAAACTTCTTTTCATGTGTGAATAAATAAAAAACGGAGGATTTTTAATTATGGAAATTAGATTAATGAAGGAAAATGAAAAACAAGGAGTTCTTTATAAAAAGAATAAGACGACAATGTTCGACGCAATGGTTGGCATGGAATACAACATCAGACAAGTGGAACGTTTCGCAGGAAAAGATGAAATGGAACTTACAAACACGTATGAGGGAATTATGCTGCAAATGGAAGGCACAAAAGACGCGGCTAAATTTTTAGTGACGGCTTTTGACAATCAATTTTCTGTCGACGATGTGTTGAAAGGAATTACACGAGAAGACTTTGCTGGCGTTGTAAATGGTGTTCTTTTCGAAGTAATGGGCGGTAATACTGACGAAACAAAAAAGGAACAGAAATAACGATTGAAAAAGCCTTAGAAAATTTTAAATCGTTATTTAAAAGTCTGTTAGATGCTGGTTATAAACTACATGAGTTAAAAGCGATGACGCTAGACGATGTAGAGTTTTTAATCGAAATAACGAAGCAAGAAGAAGAAAAAATCGTAGCAATAGACAAGGCTTTCCCAGGTCTATTTTAAAAAAGGAGTTGAATTAATTGGCTGAAAAATTTGGTGATTTGATAGCTACCGCGAGCTTGGATATCAACCCTTTTCAAACATCCGCACGAACGCTTGAAAGGCAAGGAAGGGCCTTGGGAAAAAATTTAAAAGCTACGGAAGCAATGTTTAAAAATACCGGAAAATCAATTGAAGGTTTAAAAGCAAAACAGCAAGTGTTAGGCAAGCAGTTGCAAGTTTCTAGCGAATTAGTAAGAAAGAATACGGAAAAATATAACGCTTTAAAAGATGCAACTGGCGACGTTAACGCCGCGACAGACGAACAAAAAAGGAAACTTCTTGCAGCAGAACAAGCAATGCACAAATCTATTGCCGAAGCGGAAAGTTTACGCGGAAAATATAATGCACTAAGTAAAGAAATCGCATTGAATTCTAGCAAACTGGTCCAGTCGGGTATTAAAATGCAGGCACTAGGCACTAAAATGCAAAATGTCGGCAAGGGTATTAGTTCAGTCGGCATGGGAATTACTACGAAATTCGCTTTACCGCTTGCTGCTGGAATTGGGCTTTCAGTCAAAGCAGCATCCGATTTCGAAAGCGCGTTTGCGGGCGTAAAAAAAACGGTTGACGAAGTCGTCAATCAAAACGGTGAAGTCACTTATTCTTACGACAAACTTGCTGCTGGAATTCGGCAGATGTCTAAAGAAATGCCTGCGAGCACAACAGAAATAAGCGCTGTTGCCGAAGCGGCTGGACAACTGGGAATTCAAACGCCAGCCATACTGGACTTTACTAAAACGATGGTGAACTTGGGTGTCGCAACGAACATGTCAAGTGAAGAAGCGGCGACAGCTTTAGCTCGATTTGCGAATATTGTACAAATGAAACAAAGCGATTTCGACCGTTTAGGCGCGACTATCGTTAGCCTAGGAAATAACTTCGCTACAACAGAAAAAGAAATTACCGATATGGGTCTCCGCTTGGCCGGACAAGGCAAACAAGTAAATATGAGTGAAGCGGACATTATGGGCTTGGCAGCGGCGATGAGTAGTGTCGGCATTGAAGCGGAAGCTGGCGGTACAGCAATGTCCATGGTCATGAAGAAAATTAACAACGCCGTGTACTCCGGAAAAGGCTCTTTAAAAGGGTTTGCTGATCTAGCAGGTATGTCAGCGAAACAATTCCAAAAAGCTTGGAAAGATGATGCGGCAGGTGCGCTGGATGACGTGGTCCATGGTTTGCAAAAAAACAGTAAAGAAGGAAAAAATTTAACAGCTATTTTAAACGATCTAGGGATTAAAGGGATTCGTGAATCTGATACTATGCTTCGATTATCCGGTAATGCGGATATTCTTACAGATGCGCTAGGTAATTCGAAAACTGCGTGGAAAGAAAACAGCGCATTGACCGACGAGGCTGCTAAACGATATGAAACATTTGAATCGCAATTAAAGATATTTAAAAATCAAATAAACGATATAGCTATTGACCTCGGCGGCCCGTTCATGAAAGCATTGAATGCTGGTCTTCAAGCTTCTAAGCCTTTTCTAAATAGTATCAAAGAAATGTCTAAAGCGTTTGCGGATGCAACACCAGAGACGCAAAAGCTAGTTTTAAAATTAGCCGCAACTGCGCTGGCGTTTGGGCCTGTGACGATTGGTGTTGGCAAATTTGTTAGTGCGGGCGGAACGCTTATAAAAGCTACTGGGTCAATGGTGCAAGGCTTAGGCAATTTTGCAGTAAAAGCTAAACTAGCAAAAACAGGCACTGATGCCCTTGCTATTGGAACTGTTAACGCTGGAAAAGGAGCGAAAGTTGCATCAGTGGCAACGCGCGGTTTTGGTGCTTCGCTTGGAGCCACATTGGTCACTATGGGGCCATGGGTATTGGCGATTGGGGCAATTGGTTTAGCTGCTTACGGATTATACAAAGTCTTCGGTGACAACAATGCACGAAAATGGGGCGCAGATATAGGCGACGCGGCAGACAAATCGCTTAGCAAAGTGTCTCAATTTTCAGCAGAAGGCACCGTCGCAATGGAATCTTTTTCTACGGATATGTCAGGGAATGCTAAAATTGTAAAAACTGCATTTCAGGGCATGGCTGACGAGGTCAAAAAATCCGTTGATGATTCTATCAAAGCGTTAGAAGAGTCTTATAATAATCTCCCGGAAGAAGTAAAAACAATGTACAAAAAAACGCTTGATGAGGCAAAAAAAGACGGTGAAGAAAAGAAAAAGTTGGCTCAAACGCAAGCGGACTCAGCTATGAAGATTGTAGAAAATGCAGCTAAAAATGAACGTGATTTAACAGAGACTGAAAACAAGCGTCTTATTTCACTAGAAAAGAACCTTTTAAGTGAAAATGTAGAAGCGCTTAAACTGTCTAGCGACGAAGAGAAAAAAGTTAAAGCGGCTCTTTATCAAGATATTGAAAAAATGGATAGGAGTCAGCGTGTGAAAAGCGCGAATGCTCTATCTAAGTCGATGTCAGAACAGAAAAAAGCCTACGAAGAACAAAAAGAAAATGCAAAAGCGCTTTATGCGGAAGACGGTAATACTGAACGATACATGAGTACGCTAGATATTTTAGAGACGAAAAATAAAGCTGTTACGGAATCTATCGCGGTTCGTTGGGTAGAACTTGAAAGAGCCAGCGGAATTTCGGAGAGTGCAATAGAGGATGGACTTAAATATTTCGGATTGTCGCTAGAAGATATAGAGCGTATTTCTAACGAGACAACTAAAAATACAGCTGACAATTTGGGGTTATTAGCAGATGAATCTTCTGATGCTAATGTCGCATGGAATGATTTAATACTAGACGATAAAACCGGGGAAGTAACAACAAATATTAATGATGTGATTTCGAAAGCTATGTCATCTGAAAAAGAATGGAAAAATCTACAATTCATTATAAAAGAAGCAGATTTAAATTCAAACGCAAAAGCAACTATACTCGATGCTGTAGCGCAATCCGGAAAATGGAATCAATTAAGCTTTGAAGAAAAAGAGATATTGATTGAATCAGATAGCACTCGCCAAATCGTTTTAGCACTTGAAGATAACAAAAAATGGAATAATTTAGACTATGAAGTAAAAAAAGCCATTTTGGAATCAAATACGCCGCAGAAGCTTGACGAGGTTTTAAAAAATTATGAATTATGGGATGAAATTCCATGGGACAGCAGCAAAAAAGAAGCTTTTTTAGAGACTAATGTAGACAACACAATGCAAGACGTAAAAAAGGGCTTTGCTGAGTGGGACAAGGCTATTCCAGGGCAAAAAAATTTGATAGTAGATAACAATGATGTATTGAATAAAATACTACAAAGTGAAACAGTTCTGGTGCAGTACAATAATCAAACAGTAGATTTAAAAGACTTATTTGCAAACAATAGCGATGTACTCAATAAAGTGAAGAAGGGTAACGACGTTATCGTTGAATACAACGGCAGAAAAATTAACTTAAAAGAACTTTATGCAAATAACCGAGATTTGTTTAATAAAGTAACAAGTGGTAAAAAAGTGTTATATGACTACAACGGTGTTCCTGTAAATCTAAAGTGGTTGAAAATGGAGACAAATGCCGGATCCGTCGCCTCTCAAGTGCAATCCGCAATAAATAATTGGCAAGAAATGTTAAATATGAGAAATAAAAAAATAATTGAAATCGCCTACAGGACAAACGGCAAAGCGCCATCTGGACCGCAAGGTCTAGCTACTGGTACAAATTTTCATAAAGGAGGATTAGCAGTAGTTAATGACGCACGTGGCGCTAATTATCAAGAATTAATCACTTTGCCAAACGGAAAAACTTTTTTACCACATGGCAGAAACGTAATGTTGAATTTAGCAAGAGGGACGAAAGTGTTGCGAGGTGATAAAACAGCTAAAATTTTGAATAAAGTACCTAAATTTGCAAGTGGCACGACACGAGATTTGGTAAGTAAATCAAAAGCTGTCAACATAGCAAGTGCTATTAATTCTGCGACAGAGAACGCATCTTTAAGCAAAAAACAAACAGGAGTTAGCGATGAACAAAAGAGTAACAAAGTGTTGCTTTCTCAATTAAAAGAATTAGTAGAGCAGCTCATTGTCGTAGTTCAAAAACCAGTAATGCTCGGAACTGTTGAGTGTATGGTTTCGGAAGGCGTGTTATTCAAAACTATCGCAAGATTTGAAAAACAAAAGAATAGCGTTCAATCAAGAGGGATTAGAGGGGATTTAAATGTATAATAATTCAATTAACGAATTCGGATTTTCTTTTGCCGGCTCTCATTCGAGCTTATATAATTTGAAGATTATTGATATTCGACGCGTTGTCATACCTCCTAGTTCGGAAATAGTTCAGAATATTGAAGGGATGGACGGAGCGGTATATCAAGGAAACAACATCGGACAAAGACCATTCGAAATTGATGTAAAACTAGTTTCAAACACACACGAATCGCGCTTAGCAGATTTGCACGATATTTCTGACTGGTTGTGGTCGGATAAAGATAACGAATACTCTCTTATTTTTGACGACGAACCAGATTTGGAATGGTTTGCGCACGTGTCTAATATTAGTGAGGTTAATCGAACGAAAGCGAACGGCTTCTTTACCATCGCGTTTAATTGTTCTGATGTTTTGGGTTATATGGAAAAAGAAACGGTGCAAGTAGCTGTTAATCCATTTATTATTACACCGCAAGGAACTAGAAGAAGCAATCCTATCATTTCTATGATTCCATACGCAAATACGCGTAAGATAGCCGTGGTGCAGGACGAAGAAGACAGATGGGCATATTTAGGCGAAGATGTAGATCCGGAGACGGGGAACATCGGTGTAGATAAGTCACCATTGGTTTATCAAGATGAATGCAACACACTTGCGCCATGGACAACATTATCATCTAGCAATATTCCGTTCGCTTTAGAAAATGGTTTTATTTATAATGACGCAAAAATGATTTCGAACCATACAGAGTTTCGAATTGGTTCAAAAAATGGAGCACAGTTTTGGGGCGGAAACGGAACTACGACAGAAAATTGGCATGGTGCGGCAGTTATGAAAATGATGGATGCTGAACTAGATAATTGGTCAGTTAAATTCGTCTGTCACAATTATACGTATTATCCACGAGCGAAAGGAAAGGTCGAGCTTTACCTCTTAGACAAAAACAAAAGTAAAATCGGAGTAATGACGCTTAAAAAAAATTCAGTGAAGTCAAGTGAGTTAATTTTAGAAGTGAAATTATTTTCTGGCTCTAAAAATACATTCGTTTACAGTGGCACGGGACCGACAAAAAAAGGAAAAACAGTTACTAAAACGGTCAGAGTAAAGCTGGGCGGAAAAACGGTAAAAGTGAAAGTGAAGGGGACAAACAAAACAAAAACAGAACAAGCGTGGAGCGATGTTAAAATAGCCGAAAGCACAACAACTTCAATGTTTAGCAATTTTTATGGTGAAATAATTCTGGAAAAACGAGGAAACAAGTTTACTTTGTTGGTAAATAAATATAACAAATCTCGTTCGCAGGATCCAAAGTTTACACCAATCCGCATTACTAAAACGTTAAATGATTACAAAGGGTTGTCGCTGTCCGGCGTTGCCTATTACAATGCAAAAATGGATATTTACGAAGATAATCCAAAACACGCAAAAGGATATTCGCAACAGGGTATGTCGATGTCTTTTTTAAGAGTCAATAAACTTTTTGAAAATACGCCGTCTGGGGTTGATTATGTAGCAAATTCGCGAGATGAAGTAAAATTTAACGCAGAAGACAAACACGTGTACATCAACGGTACAATACAACAAAAAAATTGGGCGATCGGAGGAGAGTTGCCAATTTTCGACGGCGGGCATGAAACGACACTAGCTTTTTCTCATTCTCCCTACGAGCAAATTTATGATGGAGCTAGTCACAATTTAATTCGTAACAGCACCTGGAAAGAAGGCAAAAAGTTTTGGACAAACGGCGATGCAAATGGCAATCCCTATCGAATTTCTAACCCAGAAGCCGACAAACCAGATAGTTCGATATTTAGTATTATGGCACATACTAATGCCGCTGCTCAAAACGCGTCGGATTTAATTTTTGTAGAAAAAGGAAAAGAATATTTGGTCTCTTGTGATGTGAGATTGACGAAAAACGATAAGTCTTCTGACATCTTTTTTTGCGTGCGAACGTTTCCGGATGAAGAGTATACAAATGCCGCAGCTGTTGCGACAAGTACGTTTTATATCCGTAAGTCTGATTACCCGAATTGGACAATCAATCAATGGTATAGACTTACATTTAGTTTTACAGCAGACGATAATTGGGTGCGCATCATTCCATATAATTCAGATGTTATAAATGGAACAAGAGTGGATTATCGAGAAGTGAAAATGACCGATAATTTGACAGATATAATCTGGTCGCCTGCTCCCATCGAAACAGAATGTGCAGAGATTTATATAGAATATCGTCCGACGAGAGGGTGAATTAGTTGTATTTAATTTTAGATAATAGATTGCAGCAAGTCGGTGTTTTAGATAACGATAGACCGGCTTCTTGTAAATTTTATGATGATGTTGTTGTAACGCAATTAGCAGATGAATCCGGCAAAGTATGGTCAGATAATCTCACTATTTCAGCGAGTTACGGCTATCACGAAACGGATTATATAGTCGCTGGCAATCACATTTTAAAGCAAAAACGAAATGGAAAGTATTATATTTATCGCATTATTGAAGTGAGAGAGACTACCGCTGGGCAAACATTTGCAAAAACGGCCACTTGCGAAAATTTATTAATTTCTGATCTGAATCACACTGTATTAGATAACAAAAATTTGATTAACGCAACATCAGAGCAAATTTTCGAATATGCCCTTCAAAATTCTGGTTGGATTATTTCAGACAATGAATTTGCAGGCGATACTAAAAGTATTGACTTTACTGGTAGGAAAGAAGGTAGGGAGGCTTTCAGCGAAGCGGTCTCTCTATTTAACGTTGAAATAGATGCTTATGTAGAATTCTCGGCAGGACAAATTACGAAGTGTGTTGATATAAAAAGAAAAATAGGCGATAACAATGGCGTTCGTATTGAATATGAAAAAAACGTTGTTGGCATGAGTCGCATCGAAAACGAAGAATCGTTTTATACCGCTTTAATCGTCGAAGGTGGCACGCCAAGCGGAAAAGATTCGCCAATTACTATAGCGAGCGTGAACGGCGGCAAAGATTATATTGTTAACGAAAATGCGAATGATCAATTTAACGACGGAAAAGAATATCGATTCGGCAAAGTGCAAAATGAAAAGATTTTCAACGCATCCGGATTACTTACTTGGGGAAAAGAGCAGTTAGAAAAAGCTAGTCGCCCCCTTTTTAATTACGAAATTGATATATCGCTTTTTAACGAAGATATTCAAATCGGCGACACTGTCCGTATTATCAACTTAGATATGTCGCCGGCACTAACCGTTATCGCTAGAATAATTTCTGTCACAGAGTCCGAAGCAAATCCGTCTGAAAACAAAGTGGTGGCCGGAGAATTTGTCACTGTGAAATCGGTGAAACCTTCTGATGTGTCTGCGCTCGAAGCGCTGATTTTTGAAACGCAGCGGGATATTGAAGAATCAAAAACATATAAAATCGAACTCGCTGGTGCTAATGTCATTAAATCTAGTCAACTGGAAACGCAAATCATCGCAAGAGTTTTTTCTGGAAAAGATAATATAACATCTAGCATAGCGCCAGCAAATTTCGTGTGGTCATTGTTCGATAAAGATGGGAATCATGTCGAATCGTGGGAAAGAGAATGGGCTGGAAAAGGCAATGTGGTAACTATTCCAGCGTCGTTAATGGCTGGCGCGAGCATTTCTTGCACTGTTGTTGATGACGCGAGCGAGGTAATGCTTGTATCTGCGAAAGAAGAAGATGCTATATTACTTGCTGAATTAGGAGCTGGAACGGGCATTACGAACGTTATGCAATGCGCTGGCGTTGACTACGAGAGAGGCCACATTTACTGGACACAAGCGAGCAATTACGCAGGATATACAGAGTCGTTTATTTTGACTAGAACTGACTTGAGAGGAGTTTATATTGACTCCGTTCGATGTTTAGAAGGAGGACATGGGACAACGATAGGATTGGAATGGTCAGAACTTGAAAGCGAAATGTATATATGGACGCATTGGTTTACAGATGCTAAACACACTGCGAATGCAATAGTTAGATTTAAATATGTCGGTACTTCAACGCCAGCGCTGCTCACTTACGAAAAAACAGACTATAAATTAAATACTGGCACGACTTATTACAGAGTAACATATGATACTAAAAATAACTATGTTGTCCTTAGCGACGGCGGCGCCAATTTGGGGATTTCTATTTGTAATGTCAGCGATGTTTTGAAAGGGAAAATAACGCCGCTTTATCGCTGCTCTGGAAAAGAAATGGGTTTTAATATCGCGACAATGACATTACAAAGTACATGCGCGGCATTTCCTTATGCTTATTTAAGTTATGGCACTGGGATAACTGGCACTGATAGAAATACAGTTATATGTTACGACATGATAAACAAAGAAGTAATATATAAACTTGCTTTTACATTCGACAAGGGAACCATCGTTCCGACAGGTTCTGTGGCGGAAATGGAAGGCGCTTTTATATATTTTGACGGGAACGGAGTGCGAAATTTAAGTTGTAATTTCGGATTTGGTGAGCCGGGAAAGCGAGTAAATAGGATTTACAGAATAAGGGAGAAGGAGGTATTAGTTAGTGAGTAAAAATGTGTTAGGCACAGGATATTTAAGTTTGCAAGTGTTGAGCGATGGGATAACCACATCGGCAGCGCCCCCAGAAAATCCATCGGTTGGAACAGGTTGGCTGGATGCCAATTATTCTCCGGCGGTTTATAAATTTTGGAATGGAGTGGTTTGGGAAGTCGGGACAATCGACATCGCAGAAGCGGACCCAAAAGCTAGCGAGAAAATAGAGGAAGCTTTGGAAGAGGCGCGAAAAAAAAGTAAGACTATTTACTCGGAAACGCCGCCCGAAACGCCTAGCGAAGGCGATACTTGGTATTCATTGAATGCCGCTGGAAATGTGGGAGCTGTTAAGATTTGGAAGGAAGGGGAGTGGGTAGACAAAAAGTTCGATTTAACCGCATTAAGCATCGAAGAATTGCACGCAATTTCTATCTTTGGCGGAGTTATAAGTGGATCAGAGTTTTTGCACACGGTAAATCATCGAGATGAAGACGGAAATTTGTATTCTGGTGCAGTGAGAATGAATGACGATGGATTTACCTCTTCCACTTATCTGCCAACGGGGTTGGGTTCTACTGTTTTGGAAAGCGTTATAAATACACTAGGCGGCTATAAAATAGCTCAAAAACTAATTGATGATAAAGGCGAAGGGGTTGCAAAAGATGCAATGCTAACAGCATCATCGTTGATTTTCAGTGAATCGGGAAATATTAAGCTTTCTATTGATGCAGATTCGTTTTATAAAACAATTTGGAAAGATTTACCGCTTAACGCAGGATATTCTACAGCCGAATTTAATACACCTCAATATATGATTTTATGCATTTTTGGAATTAGAATTGTGTTTTTCCGTGGTCAAGTTCAAAAATCAACCGCATGGGCATCAGCTAACGCTTTTGCTTCTGTGCCTCTTGAGATACAGACAACAAGAACGGCGATGGCTTACGCGCCAACGAGCAAATCGACTGGTGGTCGAGTACATGCGTCTTCCGCCAATGCAATGAGTTTTATGCCCGTCGACACTAGCGTTACTTATTTTTCGTTAAATCAATTATTTTATGTTTTAGATTAAAGCCGAGCAAGGCTTATTTTTTATGGGGGATGATGAAAATGTATGATGGGCTAACAAAAGTTTTTGATTATGCTTTAGCGAAAGAAATGTTCTTCGCGGCGCTCTTTG